CTGGGAGTCTAAGTACTCCCAGTTTTGCTAACTCTTCAGCAACGTCCTGCCGGAGGACGTAATAAAAGCCGGGGCGAGTAACCTCTCGCTGCAGAAATTGCAAAGCAAAAGGCCGTTGTGTTGTTGGTTACCGATCGACATTTGAGCAATGTACTTTCAGGCTCTTCACGACGATGCTCAATGGTGCGCTTAGGCAAGCAAACCTGGAAAAGTATTTGTCTACTTCATCAACAAACACATCACATAAGATCTTCAGCTTTGGAGCGGCTGCAGACGCCGAAATCGGTACGCAAAATGCTTCATTCAAAGACAACCAGCCCGGTCAGATGGACTCGCGTGGACACGTGAGTGATCACACTAGAGATTTAGGTTTCATGAGTGATACACAGTTGTCGAACTTCTTTTCAAGACCTATCAAATTGTATGAGACAGAATGGGATGTAAATTCTGCTCTCTTTGACACATTCGACCCATGGACAATTTTCTGGGAGAATTTACGAAATGAGGAGAAGATCAAGCACTATTACTTGTTGAAGTGCAAAATGCATATCAAGATTTTAATCAATGGAAATGCTTTCTACTATGGACGAGCTATTGCAGCTTATGAACCGCTAGACTTTTACGATGATACGTCCATAACGAACTCGAGAACACCGTATATTGATGAGGATCTTGTCAGACTTTCACAACGTATGCATATATACATCAATCCAACAACAAGTGAGGGAGGTTCTCTGGAACTCCCATTTTTCTACCACAAGAATGCCTTCAGCATCCCAAACAATGATTGGAGACGTATGGGCCGTATAGTTCTAATGAGTTTGAACAACTTGCAGAACGCAAACGGCGCTACTGATCCCTTGAACATCACAGTTATGGGATGGGCTGAGGATGTGAAATACGCTATTCCTTGTGGGAATATACCAGAGATGTGGAACGAACCCGAAATGGATGAACATGAAGACGGTGTAGTTTCACGACCAGCTAGTACAATAGCAAATGTTGCTTCCAAATTGACGCAACTCCCTTGGATCGGGAGGTTTGCGCGTGCCACAGAAATTGGAGCCGGAGCAACAGCAGCTGTTGCCAAATTATTTGGTTTTTCATCACCTAATGAACTTTCTTACAGTGCGATGATGCCATTAGTTAGGCCTTCACTAGCAACCGTGGATAACAAATATCCTGCACAAAAATTGACTGTCGATAGTAAACAAGAAATAACTATTGACCCCGAAACTACTGGAATATCTGCTATGGATGAATTGTCCATAAAGGGAATTGCAGGTAGAGAGAGTTATTTGACATCTTTCACATGGGAAGTGGGAGATGCTCCAGAGACTTCTCTTTTCCAGTGCTTGGTATCTCCAAGTGTGCACAGATACGAATCCACAACTGGCCCG